TGTATGACATTGCTAAACCACAAAGTATACCACAAGCAGTATTGATTCTTGCTGACTATCAGTACAAGCAGGCGTTTGTTGCTGATCAAGAGATTAATCTGGTTGCTTGTCTTACAGAGATCATGGCCAATGTGGAGTTCAAATGAGCAACCCATTTGACTATGCTACTGCCATTCTACAGAACAAGAAGCAACTTATCGTAGATGATATAACAGAGAAAGAGTACAACCCTTTCCTGATCAACCGAGCATTGTCTCAGCACAAAGATTGTGTGGTTTTTGCCAACGAGATGAATAGTAGGCACTATCTCGAAAAGAAACTACAATTCGACTTTTTGCTAAATACCGTCAGGTCTATGAAAAGACCATTTGCGAAGTGGGCTAAGGCAGAAACTAACGATGATTTGGAATGCGTCAAATTGGTCTATGGCCTTTCCGACTCCAAAGCACGTGATGCTTTGCGCCTACTCAGCAAAGAACAAATCCAAAAACTAAAAGAACAAACCCTGACGGGTGGGTTAGGAAAATGACATGGTTGATCTATCTAAATTTGTTGAAGTCACTTTGCCAAAGCAAGATGACTTTCTAAAAGTGCGTGAGACACTAACACGTATCGGTGTCTCATCACGCAAAGAAAAGGTACTCTATCAATCTTGCCATATACTGCATAAGCAAGGCAAGTATTATATTGTACATTTCAAAGAACTGTTTGCACTAGACGGTAAGTTGTCAACGATTACCGAGAATGATATACAAAGACGAAATGCTATAGCCAATTTATTAGAAGAGTGGGGCTTGCTAAAGATTGTAAACTATGATATAGTAGAACATAACATGGCGCCAATTCATCAGATCAAGATCATTGCTTTCAAAGAAAAAGATGATTGGGAATTGATTGCTAAATATAATATAGGTAAAAAAGGTAAAGTAGATTAATGGTGATATATCATGAGCAAAGTGAAAAACAATCCAGTGAAACTGATTAACAAGTATACAAAAGAAGAAGTGTATACTAGAGATTACGATGATGTGATCAAAGAAGGCTCAAACGAGTTCATCAAAGTTTTCAATCAAAGTAATCCACAAAGAACTTATCTTGTCAATCGGACAGCGTTTTCGGTTGTCAAGTAAGTCGTGATGCCTAATGGATCACGTTGCTTTTAACTTGCTTAAAAAGGAGAAAAAAATGACAGTAGGACGTATTGCTTTTGGACCTTTGTTTCATCAAACTCTTGGCTTTGAGAAGTTCATTCATGATGTCGAGAGTATTCTGAATGATACAAAACCCGTAACAAATTTCCCACCACATAACATTATCAAACTTGATGATAATAAGTATGTGGTTGAACTTGCTGTTGCTGGTTTTAGTAAAGATGATATTGATATTCAAGTACAAGATAATACTTTGACTATCAAAGGTGAAAAACAAGAGAAAGAAGGTTATGAATATCTACATCGTGGTATTGGCACTCGTTCTTTCACTAAAACAATCACTATTGCTGACACCATTGAAGTAAAAGGTGCAGAATACAAAGATGGTATTCTACGTGTTGGGTTAGAAAACATCATACCTGAACACAAGAAACCACGTAAGATTGAAATTGGTAATGAACTAAAAACATTCCAGCCACAACTTCTACAAGAAGAAAAAAAGGCTGCGTAATAGAGTGGGGCGCAAGCCCCACTTGTTGAAAAGGTATATAATGGATAAAGACTTACGATCATATCTCAAAATCTATTCTGATTGGCTCACACCAGAAGTGTGTGAAGAGACTGTTGAAGAACTTGAAAAGGTAGAAAGACAGTTTCAAACACATGCTTTCTATGACTATCAGAATGACAGTCATCATTCTTATGATAACGAACTTGCTGTCACTTGGTCAAATGTGAAGCATAAGAATTATATTATGCAAAGAATATGGGATGGTCTAAAAAGATATCATGAGGAACTTGCGGCATGGGGTTGTAATTGGTATGCCTCATGGCAAGGATACACAGAAGTTCGTTTCAATCGATATCGTGAAAACACAAATATGAAACTTCATTGTGATCATATTCATTCAATGTTTGATGGTCAGCGCAAAGGCATCCCAACATTGACCATTCTTGGTGGACTAAATGGTGGATATGAAGGTGGTGATCTTGTATTTTGGCAAGACACTCCTATAACTTTGAAATCTGGTGAGATAATGATATTCCCATCAAATTTTCTTTATCCACACAGAGTTGATATGGTGACAAAGGGTACACGATACTCGTATGTTTCTTGGACATGGTAATGAAATCTAATTCAAATTTTAAAATGAATAAAGCATTGAAGATATCACTTTCTTCAATGTCGGGTGAGCGTAAGCGTGATTACAAACAAGAGATGATCAAAGCAATCATTGCTCCACGCATCGAATTCAAAAAGAAAGCAAAAGTAGAGACACCGGATGAATAACATATTGATGGTCAGTCACTTTCACAAGGACTTTCCATTCAATCATGATTCAGACTGGATGAAAGCCACTTTTGCTGGTGGTAAATATCCTTATGGTTGGAATCCACCAGGTCCTGGGAATTACATCAATACTACGCAGATGCATAGTATTCACGAATACATGCATTACTATTCTGGCTGCCATGAGGATGAGTTTCTTCGTGCAATGGGTCAACAAGCATCTGAATATTACTTGTGGAAGTATGGTCAAGCAGACTACATTGGGTGTACCACATATCGTCGGTACCTGAAGTTTGATGATGGATTAGAACCCAATGTCATCAAAGCTGGTATGGCGCCCACACAGGAAAGTGCCAATTATCTTTCTTCCGATCAACAACGAGATGCAGCATTGACATTGTTGCAAACTCATGATATAATAACAAATAGACTGACACCTTTATACTGCTCAGTGATAGATCAGTATCTACAATCACAACCGCCAGAGTATATCAATTTGTTTTTGGAAGGTATTGAACAATTGATGCCAGACTACCGAAGCAAGATGAACTGGTGGCATGGTAATGAAGCAAGTTTTGAAACTTGTTATGTGATGCGTAAGCAACTGTTCAAGAAGTATGTCAGTGAACTATTTGAACTATTTGAGTATGTGTGGAAAAATGCAAAGACGGCATATCCGAGAGTACAAACGACATCAGAGCCACTGCCGTGGCGATATCCAGGCTTCTTGGGTGAAAGATTCTTGCCATTCTTCATACATGCAAATGAACTAAACGTAGCCAGAGTTCCACTTGTGATTTTGGAATAGTCCGGCACGATTTTTCTACAATCCCCATATACGCAAGTGAGTGCTCACTTTATTATGAAAGAAAAATACGTAAAAGCCCATATGAAAGCAGCCAGCGTTTATGCTGAACTTTCTACCGCACAGAGATTACAAGTAGGATGTGTAATCGTCAAAGACAACACAATTATTGGTATCGGCTACAATGGTATGCCATCGGGCTGGAATAATATGTGTGAAGAAGTTGAGTTCATTTTCAAAGATGAGTGTCATTACACAAATGAATGGTTGATAGAAAATGGTTTTACTGAAACCGCACATGGATGGACAAGATTGCGTTCCAAGGCAGAAGTGCTTCATGCTGAATCCAACGCTATTGCAAAAGTTTCTCGGTCAACAAATTCTAGTGAGGGCGCTTCAATGTTTATTACCCACGCACCTTGCTTAGAATGTGCTAAAATGATATATCAGTCAGGAATCAAGGAGGTCTATTACAAGCACGACTATAGAAGTAATGCAGGAATCAACTTTTTGAAACAATGTGAAGTTAAAGTTAATAAATGTGAGGAGTAAATAATGAGCAATATTACAAAAGTGGCTAAGCAACTTGCTGAAGCAAATTCCAAACTTCCTAAAGCATACAAGTATGATCTTGTAATGCGTGATTTCGACAATAAAGTCGAATTAATCGGTCTTGTTGATGATCCAACATATGACATTGCTGACTTTCGTGGTCGTGAAATGTTGTTTCCTAAAAAATGGGTCACACTTGACGTTTATGAACCAACAACTAAGGTAACAGTATGAGTGATATAAGATGTTTTACATTTAAAACACACCAAACTATTATTGGTGAAGTAGTAAGTCAAGGTGATGTGGGTTTTTCAATTAAAAATCCAGTTCAAGTAATTTCTGTGCCACCACGTTCAGCAAATGATCCTGGTGGTGTTGGATTTGCTCCTTATCTTGCTTTCGTAGAAGAGTTTGATAAAGGCATTGCTTTGAAATGGACAGATATTCTCACAAACAATACACCTGTTCCTGATCTATTGGAACAATATCGTA